TCGTTTTGCTTCCACATCTCTCAAGAATGGTTCAACAATGTTTCTGAAGTTTGCTCTTGTAAGTTCATCATTTAACTCAAAGAGTTGTGCTTCAGCAGCACTCTCAAGAGCTTGTTCAACTGTGAGGAACAAACGACGAACGTTAATTCTATCAAATGCTGATGCAAATGATAGTGCTGTCTTATCACCGAACAAGAGTGTTCCAACTCCTGCTTTTGTAATAAATGAATTTATCCTTTGTGGATATAGTAGATCTCTTTGATCTTTTGTTGGATTATATGCAAGTTTGATTGCATTGTTAATCACACCTCTCTGCTCACCTGCAGGTGAGAACCATGGGAATGAAGTGATCGCTGTGCGAACCATAAGTCCTGCAGTATCACCATTTGTAGGAACAAATCTAAACTCATTGTTAAATCTATCAAACATGTATTTGTATCCACTATCAAAAGTTGCAAATGACGATGATGTAAGTGGACTGAAATATTCTAAAAGATTATTTGTTTGAGTTGTTGAGTTTGCAATGTTAACAATGTCAGATCTGTGTGGCCCAATTGTTGCCATACAATCCTTTCTTGCTTCAGCGATTGATATAAGATGATTTGCTTTTGATTGTGATAAATCTCTTGATCCACAACCGGGGCCCATGATTAAGAAATCAACTGCTTGTTCGTCTTTATTTGATAAAGTGTCATATGCAGTTTTTAGATCTCCAAGGGTCGCAGTCATACCACCATTTGCTCCCGGAGCAGGAACAGCACCAGAGACACTGGTGTAATCTGTGCCACCACCAAGAGAGTAAGTTATATTACCAATGGCAGCGAATGTTACACCCTGTGCGTTTTGACTCCATAAACCTTGTGCAGTTGTATTTGCTACAAATCCAGTTCCAAAGCCAGTTGCTCTAGGTTCTTGGAAAGTTCCATCTGATGTTGTATGGAATGTGTCTTGGGATTGTGATGGATTAAATCCAGCGTAAATATTTTCTGCTCTTGCAGCAATAAAATCCTTATAATATATTTTTTCTGGTGAATTTACATTTGATATTGCATCAACTGCTTTTGATAAACCGGTAAATTTCTCAAGAATATTTCCTTGAATACCTGTGATTGTTCCAACATCATCAACAACAGCGACGTGAATACCATCGTTCTTACCACCTCTATCTGAGACATACTTATTTGTCGTAGGTCTTGGTGCGAGAGACTTCCAGAATACTGTTGAGTTTTCTAATCCAAGTGTCTGTTGATCATACCAGTCAACTGCTGTAACAATCTCTGCAGATACAGCTGTATTTGATGCGTTTGGTGCACCAGTGTTTATACCAGAACTATTAACAAAGAATACAGTTGTTGCTGCTATTCCAGCACCACCACCTTCAGTTGTTGTTTTGAATGAATTTGTTAGTGAGTTAGTAGCATAATCAATTGGAAACTCTGTTCCGGCACTTGATACTCTAGCAGTGATTTTCACATCAAATTTTGAATCACCATTTGTCGCATCAGTTGCAACTCCAGTAACAATTCCTTTTAAGTGCCCTGTAAATGTTGCGGTTGTTCCTGCTCCCGGTATGACCACATTGGTTAACGCTGCTGTTACACCAATACCGATTGTGCAACCGTAATCCTCCAAACTTGTTGTGTTTATTCCTATTATTTGATCTGCCTGATCATCTATCTGGCAAACTTTAACACCATTTGCCCACGATCCCGGATGTTTCGCAGCGTAGTAGAATGATGTATCAGATGTGTGATTTTCTTGATAGTCATCAAAACTTTCTATTTTTAAACCACCAGTCCCACTAATTACGGTTGTTGATGCAATACCAACACCAGCATTTGCATTACCTAAATCATCATCGTCTGCTCTAACTACTTTTAGTACACCACCATAAGATAAGAATGATGCTGCACTCATCCAATACTCATATTGCCTATCTGTTGAAAGTGGTTTTCCAAAATTCTTTATAAGTTCTTCTTCATTAGAAACTTGAATAGGTGTGTCAATTGGGCCAAGACGAAATGGGCCTGCTATCGCGCCGATATTGTCTAATACATTATCTGCTCTTCCTACTGTTAAATCA